CGTTCAAATCATAAAGCGAAAATACCAATTCAATTAAGTCATGGTTTGTTAATAGCAATACTTGAACAAACAAACTTCAATGATTATTGGTTATAGTAACGTGGCAATTTGTGGAAATTGTAAAATTACCAAAGCGTAAAGTAATTTTTCACACCATGCTATTTTTTCATTTTGAATTTTATCAATTGCTTTCATTTTTTCCACTTTCCGGATAGATCTAGGCACTAAACCAACATTACAAAGTTAAAACATTTCCATTATCCGCATATTTAGTTGGTGGCCATTGGTCACGGATAGCACCCGATACAATTCCTTCCGGCAAGAACATGCGAATCCAATCGGGAATGTCTCCTTTTACATCTCCACCAGTTCCAAAGGCTTCAAGATTAGACACCATTTTACGGGCTAAGAATGCAAAACCTCGCAAATTATTCGGGTCGACCGTCTTTTGACTTTCATTAAGTCCGCCACGTCCAAAGAAATCTGCGAAAGCATCACTCTTCATCATGTATTCCGGCCTAACTCCGCCATATTTCCACATAGGGTAAGTTTGGCCTACATTGCGAGAAGGCTCGATTGAACGCCCATTTGACATAACCGAAGCCACTTGAGCAATATGGTCTTCACGAATTAGCCCCATACCGTAAGTAACTAAGGACACCTTTTTACTTTCTACTGCACAATAAACACTCAATGCCAGGTTGTTTAATCCGCCTTCGTTTTCAGGGTCGGTATGAATAAACAGTGTAACATATAAACGTGGCATATACCATGTAAAAGTAGGTCTTGCGCTAATAAATCTATTAGGGAACTCTTCTTTGTATGTAATTGCCCCTCTATCCATTTCCCAAGTTTGCTTGAACAATACATTCTCTAAGGCTGCAGACGGTGCTCTTGATGGTCTAACAGCAATTACCATGTCAGTATAAATCACTGGCGTAGGTGTGATTAACAATTCAAAATAACCAGTTCCGTCGAGCTCTGGGAATGGATTGTCTAAGAACGCATCACATTGAAGCATTTTATGTGACATATTAGGCTTAAGATTAATCACTTTTTGAACTATAGCAAAACCATTACTGTCAAAAGTTACATTGCTCTGTTCTAGTGATTCCCTTATTTCATGTATTGGCATTATTTTCTCCTCCTTGTGTTATTTTTCTTAGACTGTTTACGCTTGTAAGCAGGTGTCTTTTTGTATGCTTTCCATCCTTTAGCAAATCCCATTTTAGCATACTTCTTTGGTAGTCCAGCACCCTTAGCCCGCTTACGCTTGGCTGGTACTTCAGCAGCAGCCTCAATATCCATATTTTCCGACATGTCTGCCACGTTTCCACCAGTAGGAACTAAAGTTTCCCCTGCTTTAATGTAAACAGTAAATTGAGGAGTGCCCTGAATTAAATATGCTTGATATGCAGGAATCGCTACCATATCTATTGGAAATACTGTAGTATTGTCTCCAATAATAAGGCCAGTTACTCCACCAATACCTGCACCAATCGCACTACCAGCAGGACTAAAAACAGAACCAATTGCTCCACCTAACCCAGCCAAACCAGTCGCAGTTTCAACCTTAGACTTGGCCGATTCTGTTTTACTTCTTGCCACGTTAACCACCTTCACAGGTCGGTCGCTTGTGCTAGCATTTCTTTGAGTTCATCCTTTGTAACCTTAACAGGTTCAGCAATAAGCATGATGTCAAGTTCGAGAGTAGTATCAGTGTAAGCAATTGCAGCATCGGCACAGATTCCTACCAATACATCGCTAACAACAACATAACCGGATGGATGCAAGTCAGGAGTGCCATATTGTAGCCATTCGGTAGTACTGTAAAGAATGTCACCGCCAGCGTCTTTATACATATCAGTCCTGCATTCTGCATTAAAAAATAGGTTTGGAGAGCCTATTCCAGTATCTTGCCCACTTTCGTATGCAGTGGTAGTTCCTATAATCTTGAGATTAGCACTTCCATACTCATCACTTCCTAGATTATCTTGTAACAAATTATTGTTGAAAACTCCAGTTTTGTCCGAATTTGGGTTTCTAACTTGAACTCTCATCTCTTTGATGCTAAGTCCTTGATTATTTACTACACTCACATAATCGCTTAAATCAACTCTACCGTAAACTATGGCTAAATCGCCATTAGTACCGATTGTAAATTGCAGTCTGTCTCTTAAAATTAGGTCGTTTTTTCCTTTCGCCATGCCATAACGTGGTCACTCACGGTTAATAAACAAAGCGAACATGTTCGTATTCCACTAATCGGATTAAATCTTGATTATCCAGGCATAACGCTATAACGCTTAACCCCCTACCGGTGGCATAAGAGTGGCCGACCGGCTGTCGCGCTATCCGAGATTGAGAGCGAAGCGAGCAAAAAAAAAGTTTTTGCCACGTTCTCAAAATTAATTTAATATACACCTACCTATACAGGGCAAATATGGGAAGACAACACACCATGTATATGAGCGACGCTACTTGGAATCAATTGGTATTGATGATAAGAGCCGATGAGACTATGAGTTCAACAATTAGAAGGTGTATTGAAATATGCTCCGAGAATGTGGGGGATTTTGATATTATAAAATCGAAGAATGATGAAATTAAGAGACTTGAGAACATGATAGCAATGTTATGTGAGGATGAGGATTAATGAGAGTTCTTGATTTATTTAGCGGCTTAGGTGGATGGAGCGAAGCCTTCAAGACTGCAGGGCATGAAGTCTTAAGAATCGAAAATAATCCATTATTGAAAGATATTCCACGTACACATTTAATTGATATTAAGGAATTTAGAGATAGTTTATTAGAAGCGAGGAACAATGGCGAAACATGCCCTTTTCCCGAAATTGATTTGATTACAGCTAGCCCACCATGTCTTAATTTTTCAAATGCTTTCAACGCTCCTAAATCAAATTGGCTTCGAGAGAATCCATCTCTGGGCGTGGATGATTATGAGCCAGACCTGGAACTATTGAATATTACTTTGGAAATAATTGATATTCTAAAACCTAAATATTACATCATTGAAAACGTGGTCGGCTCGATTCGATATTTTAAACCCAAGTTGGGCGTTCCGAGACAAATTATCGGAGCGTTTGTATTGTGGGGAAATTATCCCGAAATTATAATCAAGAATCAATTACCATCAAAAGCCAGTAAAGACAAACGATGGTCTAAACTTCGTTCAAATCATAAAGCGAAAATACCAATTCAATTAAGTCATGGTTTGTTAATAGCAATACTTGAACAAACAAACTTCAATGATTATTGGTTATAGTAACGTGGCAATTTGTGGAAATTGTAA